GTAACTGTTCCCTAAGGAAGGTGGCATAGATCATGGGCGCCACTGTGGACAAGCTAAAGATCTACCTGGGGTTAGATCCAGCGAATACGCATGATGCTGAAGCGATGCAGTATGCCACTGATGCAGCTAATGCGTTAGTCACACAGTGGCGCCCAGATCTAGCTACAGGCGAGCCATGGAATCCTCGAGCCGAGCAGGCTGCACTGCTACAGGCTGCACGCCTGTACGGGCGCAGGGGAAGCGTGCAGGGTGTCGCTGCCTTCGCTGATGTGGGTGTCAGCCTCATGCCTCGCCTAGATCCAGATCTACAGACACTGCTAGAGCTAGGCAGCTATCAGCCTTCAGTGGTCGCCTGATGGATATTCCCCTGCCACCTGTAGAGACTGGATACGAAGCTGCGCAACAGCTGGTGTCGCTACTGGTGGCTGAAGGCATCTTCGCTACCTGCGATCCACGCAGTGCCACACCACCATGTGTCTTCATCCCACCACCCATCAGCAGCCTTCAGCGTGGAATGTGTAGCCAGTGGTGCAGCTTCGATGTGTATGTGCTCGCACCAGGCACTGCTAATGCAGATGCCTTCAGGCAGCTAGAGCATCTGGCTTACTGGGTGCGAAAGATCCTGCCGAACGTCACTGACATCTACCCATCGCAATACAACCTGAGTGCTGACACACCACCACTGCCTGCGTACAGGCTTCCACTAGAGATAGGCATCTAGCGATGATCAATGAATCTAGGCTGAAGGATGGCACGTTTAAGCTGGGAACCACACCAGCTGAAATGGACATCAGCTGTCAGCTGACGAATATTCGCTATGCATCTGCGTACAGCGACGATGGTGACACAGTGGAAACGCTGTGTGGCGACAAGATCGCAGCTGGGGAGAAGTCAGATGGTGCCACCCTGCAGGGTACGTTCATTCAGGACTGGACCGCAGCCACTGGTGCAAGTGTGATCCTGTATCTTATGGAGCATGATCTAGAAGAACTGGACTACACCTATACGCCGAACCCTGATGGTGCAACCTTCACAGGGAAGGTGCGAGTGAAGTTGCCTTCAGAGTTTCTGGGTGGTGATGTTGCGACTCGCATAACGTCAGATTTCGAATGGACCTGCGTCAGCTGGCCACCAGTGCAGACACCACCCGTGGTGCAAACTGCAGGCGCTACCGGCCGGCCGGCTGAACCTGCATCAGCGTGACAGATGTCAGGGTGGAAGGACTCGACACCTTCCTACGCACTATGCAGAAAGCTGAGCAGGAACTAGCGAAGCTGGACAGTGCACACAGTCGCACTAGCCAGATGATCGCCAGTGCTGTGGCTGCAGCTGCACCCAGGCGCAGTGGTCGCCTGGCTTCATCTGTGCGTGCCTCAGGTGGCGCTAAGGGTGGCCTAGTGGAAGTCACTGCAGCCTACGCAGGCCCCATCGAGTGGGGCTGGCCTAGCAGGGACATAGACGCTACGCACTTCGCTATGAAGGCAGCTAGGGCCACTGAACCCAGCTGGATCAAGTTCTATGAACAGGAAGTGCAGAAGGCACTAGATGAAGTGAAGGGGCAATGATGCGAGGCCGGCGTGATCCTAAGATGCGCATTTGGCTGATCGATAAGGATGAACCTATCGATGTCCAGACATCGCGCCTCGACTGGGTAGCTGTGAGCATGGACCCAAATAACCCTAAGCCACTGGACATGATGTGTCAGGTTGCGCATAGGGCCTTGCTGCGCACCGGGCATGATGTACCCACCAGCTATCTAGTGTTTCTCGACAAGTGCCTAGATGGGAACCCAGAAGAACTGACACCAGGGGATGCAGAAATGCTGGACCCTACCCAGATGGAAGCCTAGGCGCAGCAGCAGTGGCACTGGCGATCAGGACTGGTGTCAGTCCAGATGCATGGATGGAAGACACTAGAGCCCTGGTCACAGCGATACAGATGATCACTGAAGCCGACAGGCGACAAAGGCGATAATGGCAGTCCCAGCGAAGCTATCCATCATCATCGATGCTGACGCCACTAAGGCAGTCAGTGGGATGAAAGATGCCACAGATGCAGCATCTGGTGTCACAGGTTCGCTGAAGTCACTAGGCAAGATCGTAGGGCCTGCAGTGGGTACTGCTGCAGTGGTGGGGTTTGGTAAAGCCAGCGTGACAGCAGCGCAGGAAAGTGCTGTGGCTACTGCCAGGCTGGATCAGATCTTCAGCAGCATGGGAGACACCACAGGACAGGCATCTAAAGCTGCACAGGACTACGCATCTGCACTGTCTGGGAAGATCGCTGTAGAAGATGAAAGCATCATGGCTGGGCAGGCGCAGCTAGCCACGTTCGGCGCAGTCTCTAGCGAAGCGGCTCGCACTGCCGGTGTGTTCGATCGTGCCACTGCAGCTGGTGCAGATCTGGCTGCAGCTGGGTTCGGCAGCATTGAGTCCAACGCAGTGCAGCTAGGCAAGGCACTACAGGATCCCACTAAGGGGATGACTGCACTAGCAAAGTCTGGTGTAACTTTCACAGATGCACAGAAGGATCAAATAAAGGCGCTCCAGGAAAGTGGAGATCTGCTAGGCGCCCAGAAGATAGTGCTAGGTGCGGTGGAATCCCAGGTGGGTGGGACAGCTGCGGCCACTGCTACTAGCACAGGCAAGATGTCGATTAAGTTTGGTGAACTGCAGGAAATGCTGGGTGGCAAGCTGCTGCCAGTGATCAGCGCAGTGGCTGATTTCTTCACTAAATACATGAACGTTCTTATCCCACTGGCAGGAATCATCATCGGCCTGGTGGCTGCGATGAAGATCTACAACCTGATCATGGGCATTATGGCGATCGTCAACAGCACAGCTGCAGCCACTACATGGGCATGGACTGCAGCGCTGCTCGCGAACCCACTGGTGTGGATAGTGGTGGGCATCATGGCGCTAATCGCTGCTCTAGTCCTGGCCTACATGAAAGTAGGCTGGTTCAGGGACATGGTGGATGCAGCCTGGTCTGGGGTTAAGGCCGCCTTTGAAATGATCTTTGACATCGCTAAGAAGGTGTTTAACTGGATTGCTGATAACTGGCCTACGCTACTCGCGATCCTGACAGGCCCCATAGGCATAGCTGTACTGCTGATCACTAGAAACTTTGACACCCTTAAAGACGCTGCTATGGCAGTGGTCAACTGGGTTATGGATCGCTTTCAGGATCTCACAGGGTTCCTGTCACGCATCGTGGGAAGCATTCAGGGAATCCTAGATGCCATCGCGACTGCGATCAGGTACCCCATCGATGCAGCTACCCAGGCTGTGCAGTGGGTTATGGACAAGTTCAATGCGCTAGTTGACTTCTTCAGAAACCTGATCAATACGGTGGGTGGCTACGTCAGCAGCATCGCGAATGCCATCACTGAACCCATCAACGCAGTTATCAGAGCATGGAATAACCTCAGCTTTACCGTGCCTAAGATCCATGTGCCTGGCACTGACATTGATATAGGTGGAAACACCATCAACTTCCCTGATGTGCCACAGCTAGCCAAGGGTGGGATGGTCATGCGTTCAGGCCTCGCCCTGGTGCATGAAGGTGAACAGTTCAGTGGTGTAGGGAAGAAGTTTGGCAGTGGTGATATTCACATCACTGTGAACACGACAGGCCTGGGTGCAGACGCACCACAGATTCAGCGTGCAGTGGTGCAGGCACTGCGAGGGTACGCAGCCAGGAACGGTGCGCCCAGTCTGTCTGCCACTGGGATCGCCTGAGAGGCCCCCAGATGCCCCTGTGGTCGCCTGGGGATCCCTGGCCTAGTGGCACGCCTGGTGGCGCAGCTGCGCCGGCCTGGGGAGGCTACGTGCGCCTATGGCTACGTGCAGCGCTGCAGCCTGGTCGAGCCTTCCACATGGGAGCCCACCCAGACGATCGCCTAGATGCTGGGAATGTGATGGGTGGTGGCGCTGCAGTCTCTAGCGCTATAGGCAGAGCTGGTGTAGGTGAGCATCTGTGGATAGATCTAACCTGCGACACCATCGATGCTGAAATACAGGGTGGCGCTACAGGTAGCGGTGGCATCTTCAGCAAGGCTGACGCCGCGACGATCACCATCACCCTGATGGACCCTACAGGTAAGTACGATCCACTAAATGGGCATAGTCCATTCGCATACGGTGGACACAGCAGGCTAGTGCCAGGCACACCAGTGGAAGCCTTCACTGAAGTGGTGAATGGTGATACTGGGGCCTGGGAGCGTCACTACCTATTCGTGGGAACTGCAGACAGCTGGGGCGAAGACTGGACACCTAACCCTAAGGAACGAACCTGCACTGTCATCGCGACAGATATCACTAAGAACTTCGTGCGTATGAACAGGCCTGAGCAGCCACCAGTGGGCGCAGGCGACACTGTGCAGCAGCGCATTCATCGCATAGTGGATTTCTTTGGGTGGGAGGGTGAAGGAGTGGACCCGCCTGGTGGATCAGCAGTGACACTGCAGGCGACCACACTCGCACAACCTGCCTGGGAACTGCTGAATAGGGCCACTGATGATGAAATAGGGTATGTGTACTTTGATGCTGACGGCAGGTTGCGCTGGATCAATCGGCAGGCCTGGTCAGCTGTCAGCGACCCAGTGATCACCTTCAGCTGCCCATGGACCCACCCTGCAGGCTTTGATGTGCTCACAGATGCAGCGCCATCCACGCTGGATCTACAGATGCGAAACACTGTGTATGCATCGCGATCAGGTGGAACGATGCAGTCAGCGACATCAGATTCAAGCGTGGATCGCTATGGGTCCTATGAATACAAACGCACAGATCTAGGACTGAACAGCGACACGCAGGCTGCAGACTGGGCCGAATACGTAGTGGTCCTCTATGCGTTCCCTCAGATATCGCTAGCTGATGTGACGATGCGCCCAGCGATCGAAGATCGCAGCTGGGAAGTCTGGGATGGTGTGCTGGGCCTCACGATGGTGACTGACCTAGTGCGCATCATCTGGGCGCCTCCAGACAGGCCCGATGATGTGGTGGATGCGATCAGCAGGGTGGTGGGCCTATCCCATCGCATCAGCAGGAACGCATGGGAAGTGCAGTATCAGCTGGTCGCTGCGAGCGCACTGGGATTCAGTGGCAGTGTGTTCACGATGGGGCCACATGCGCAGGACAGGCTAGACAGTGGCTATGTGATGGGGTTCACGGTAACCCCAGGAAGTGAGTTTAGCTAATGCCCACCAGAACCTGGGTTGTAGGCGAGGAAGTTTTAGCTGCAGACTTTAATACCTTCGTGCAGCAGCAAGTAGTCAGCACATTCGCGAACACTGCAGCTAGGGATGCCTGGTCTAGTGCGCCTAATGGTGCACGCTGTGTCACGCTGGACACAGGCACGAAATGGGAACGCAGGGGCGGGGCATGGCGCAGGGATTCACCAGGCGTGC